GATGGGCAGCCTATCCGGATGGGTCGTGACCCTATGGCAGCTGCCTATCCTTTGCTCTTGCCGTTCGTAGGCTATGGAGTATGACAAACGAAATCACAGTCTCAAAGGCTGAGTTCAAACTTGACCTCGAGGACGCTGGGCTAACTGTTCTGGATTATGTGCCAGAGCGAATTGTTCCGCCGATTGTAATTATCAACAACAGAACTCCTTACCTTGAGCCAAGCAGACTAGGCACTGAGTATTTGTTGAATCTTGAGTTAGTTCTTATCGCTGCCACTGCTACAAACAAGCAAGCAACCGAAAAGCTAGACGAGGCAATCGAGGCAGCTCTAAAGGCTATGCCTCGTTACGCCAGGGTTCTCCAAGTCAACGAGCCTTATGAAATGCAGACCAACAACGCCAGCTATCTCGCTGCCAACATCAGCGTAGAGCTTGAAATAACTATCTAGAAAGAAAATAAATGGCAACTTCAACAAGAATCAAAGCCAATAACATCCTGTTCAAGTTCGGTGCTACTGAATACGCTTGTGACGCTACAAATGTCGAGCTAGTAGCTCAGGACGCTCCTGGAGATGTCCAGACCTTTTGCGAGCAGACTGTTGGCAAAGAGTGGGTTCTAAACCTAACTGGTATTACCTCCGGAGACTCAACGAGCCTCTACAGAACTCTTTGGGCAAATTTTGGATCTACAGCTGTCTTTACAATCGCTCCTAACGGCAACTCAACTGCTACCTCGAGCGAGCCTCACTACACTGGCACTGTAAAGTTTGACGCTCTACCTCCAATGACCCTAAACACCAATGAGACCGCAACTTTCACAGTTGCCCTCACTGTTGTAAACACCCCACATGACCCAGCTAACGACACCTACTACGGAGTAGAGATTGTAACTGCCTAATCATGGCTGAGCAGACTGGAATCAAGGTCAAGAACCTCACTCAAATAACTAGGGCACTAAAAGAGATTGGCGTTCCAAATGACGCAATCAAAGCTGCAGGAAAACAAGCTGCAGCAGTCGTAGTTGATGAGGCTAAGTCCTTGACTCCAGTTCGCTCGGGCAAGCTTCGGGATTCAATTAGACTCGGTGCTACTGCTCGAGGCAAGGTAACAATCCAAGCCGGAAACAATACGACAATCAAATACGCAAACCCTATTCATTGGGGTTGGTTCAGACGCAAGATAGCTCCACAGCCTTTCTTTGCAAAGGCATTAGGATACAATCGTGATGACATTTACCAGGCTTATTTTGAAAACCTGGAAAAACTAATCACCGAACAATACTCCAAGATGAAAGTGGAATAAAGAAGTGATCAAGTTTGAAGAACTAACCCTAGGGGAAATTGAAGAAGTCGAGCTGCTACTAAACAACTCGATTGACCAAGCTTTTGCTGACGGCAAGCCCAAAGGTAGAGCAATCAGAGTGCTCTACTGGGTGAGCAAGAAGCGTGAAAACCCAAACTACAAGTTTGAGGAAACTGAGAAAGTCACTCAGTCAGAGGCACTTGCCTACTTGACCGGCGATGACTCAAAAAAAGAATAATTGAGCTTAGTGCCGAGAGGTTAGCAAGATTCTGTCTAGCTACTAACCTGCAGCCCTCCGAGGTCAAAGCCCTAAGCATGGCAGAATACAAGGCTTTTATTAAGGTGCTAGAGGAGCGAAACTCATGAGCTTAGTTCTCAATGTTGAAATCCTCGGAGAGTTCAAAAAACTAACCGAGGCAACTAAAGGCTCACAAAAGTCACTTGGCAACCTAGAGGACTCTGCCAAGAAAATCAGCTCAGGCATCAACAAGACGCTTGGTCTAATTGGTATTGGATTCTCGCTCAACTTTCTAGTTGACCAGTTCAAGGAATCAACCAAAGCTGCCATCGAGGATCAAAAATCAAAAGTCCTCCTAACCAAAGCCCTTGAGGAAAACCTTGATGTCAGCAAAGCTCAGGTTGACCAGGTCGAGCAATACATAACTAAGACACAGCTAGCAACCTCAATCACTGATGACAAGCTCAGACCAGCCTTTGCCAAATTAGCCATCGGGACAAAAGACACCAGCGAAGCGATGAGGCTTCTAACAGTAGCTACCGATGTTGCTGCTGGAACAGGCAAGAGCCTTGACACTGTAGTCATGGCGATGTCAAAGAGCCTGGCTGGGCAAGACACTGCACTGCTAAGACTCGTGCCCTCGATTAGAGGTGCTGAGGATCCAATGAAAGCTTTGGCAGAGACTTTTGCTGGAGCTGCCGAAGCTGCTGCCAATACTGACCCTTATGCCAAGATGCAAATTATCTTTGGCGAAATGCAAGAGCAAATCGGCGAGGCACTTTTGCCAATCCTTGAGGACTTTAGCGAGTGGCTTAGCACCCCAGAGGGTCAAGAAAAACTGCAAGCTGTCGTTGACGGAATTGTTGCTATGGTGCAAGAGTTCAGCAACTTCTTAGGATACTTGGAGGACAAGGTAATGCCTGGCATCGAGCAGCTGACCGGAGAAAAGGGATTCGGTGCAATCATAACTTTGACCACTAATGCTGTAATCGGATTAGCTGGGCTCAAAATTGCCATGACTTTCATGACTATGGGCAATCCTTTTGTCGCTGCAGTTATCGCCGGAATTGGTGCAATAGCTTTCGCCTATTCTCAGCTAGGCAGTCAGATTGACGAGGTAATTGACAAGCAAAACGAATTTAGGGGAGCAACCGGAGCTCCTAGCGGAGTCCCACTTGGAACAGGCAGTCCAATCTCTGCAGCAGGTGGAAAGATTGGAATTATCGGCAGACCGGCAGTTCCAGAGACTCCTAGATCGACAGCTCCAGTCCCAGCCAAGCCTCAATCAGTCAATGTCAATGTCAACATAAACAGAGCCAATGTTAGTGCCGATGATGTTGCAAAAGCTCTTAATGACAAGCTCAAATCTCAAGGCTCAGCCCTAAGGATTCAGTAGTGCCAACAATCAGCAACTTTGACATAGCAAGCGACCTCAAGGTCGAGTTCTTTATTGCTGGCGGTGGCGAAAATCTGTTTGTTATTGGAGTCAGCAAGCTAGGAGGAACTGATGTTCTGGGCTATGGCGGAGTCTTTACAATCGGAGTCTCTCTGCTCGGAGGCGATGACTTACTGGGCGAGAGCTCTTTCCGATGGACAGACTTAGGCTGCATAATCAACAAAGCTCAGCTCACTATTGGAGGCACTGTCGAGGATCAGCTTTACTTCCAGCCTCAGCCAGCAGCAGCCCAAATTACGCTTCAATCTTTGCAGTTTGACCCTGTCTACACTCCTGCCTTTAGACCTGGAGTCCAAATGCGAGTTAAGCTCGATGATGGAGTTATCGACCAAGTTATCTGGTCAGGAATCATTGACTCAATCACTACGGGCTATGACGCTGACGGCAATAACCTCATGAATCTAGTTGCCTTTGATAGCTTCAAGCGACTGATGAACACTCGCCTTGACCTATTCGACTCAGACACCGGATTCCCCGGCTATGTGACCCCTTACGAGCAGCTCGAGATTATTGCTGACGAGTTTGGAACAGCTATGAACGCCCAAAGCTCAGATCCAGGGGGAGAAATCCCAAGCACAATTCTCACCGATGTCATCCCAAGCGGATTGGTCTATGAGGCTATTCAAGTCGGTCTAGCACTGTTTTGGATTGACCCCGAGACTCAAGAGTTTGTTCTTGTCCCACGCCCAGCGAGCATCAGCCCAGCTCCTAGCACTCCGGTAATTGGCAACAATCATGGAGATCCAAATCACCTCTGCATGAGCGACATCGCTACCAGTGCAACCGAAAACACTGTCTATAACTCGCTCAAAGTAATCCTGCAGTCTGATGACACGATTACAACGCTCAGGGAAAATGTTGACTCAATAGAGCTCTACGGAAAATTTGCTCAGGATGTTACACTGAATACAACTGACCTAGATGAGCTCAATCGCTGGGCAGACCTAGTCTTTCAGCAATACCCAACAGCCCTAGTCGACTCAGTTGAGACACCGGCAATTGATAGACTTGGGACGCTGACCGAGGCTGCTTTCTTTACTCCAGGACAATTAGTTGGAGTGAAGTATGACGAGGGGGTTATCGCCGTTGATGACTACTTCACAATTACAAAGGTGGGTCACTACATCGACCCAGATAATTGGTTCACTACACTAGAGCTCTGGAAAGAGGCATAACCTATGGCTTACAAAGTCTTTACTAACGGCAGTCCGCTACCTGCCAGCGACCTAAACACCTACCTGATGAATCAGTCGGTTATGGTCTTTGCAGACTCGACTGCTCGATCTGCAGCACTAACCGCTCCAACTGAGGGCATGGTAACCTACCTCGAGGACACAGGCTTGGTCTATGTCTACAACGGATCTAGCTGGGTTGACATTAACGACAACACTGCTGCAATCCCAAAAAGCACAGTTACTACTCAAGGTGATTTAATTGTCGCTACGGGTAACGCTGCAGTAACTCGATTGGGTATTGGAACTAATGGGCAGGTTTTGACCAGTGACGGAACAACGGCAACTTGGGCAACTCCAGCAGGAGGAAGCGAAACTTGGACTGAGCTAATTGCACCAACGAGCTTTCCAGCTGCAGCCAGCGTGACCTTGACTGGCTTTGCTGCCAAAAATAAATATTTGCTTCTAGTAAATGGTGCAAGTTCAGCTACAGCATCAGGGGAGTTTTTAATCAGGCTTAATTCTGATTCTGCAAGCAATTACTATCGTTTCGTAACTAGAATACTCGGTAATTCGTCTTGGACAGAAAACAGTCTTAGAGCAACTTATGGAAACAACAATGGTTTCTATGTTGCAAACGCAAGCTCTAGCAATACTTCGACTTATGTCGGAAGCTTTCTAATTTCAGGAACCCAAAGCACTGGCAGAAAACCAGTCCAATTCAATTTTTCTGCAGAGCCAGCAGGAGGAACTGGTCAAGTAGCAATTTCAGGGCAAGGATACTGGCAAAGCTCATCATCCGTCAGCTCAATAACACTTTCAGACACCGCCGGAAACTGGGATGCTGGACAATACACTCTTTTAGGAGCTGACTAATGAAGCCAATAATTGCAATTCACAATGCTGAAACTAACGAGATTGAAACTCGAGAGATGACCGACAAAGAATTCGCTGCCTACGAAAAAGAACTTGCAGAATCTCAGGCAAGATTGCAGCCAATTATTGCTGAGGCAGAAGCAAGGCAAGCAGCTCGTCAATCAGCCCTCGAGAAACTTGCAGCACTTGGTCTAACAGAAGCAGAGATTCAGGCTTTGGCAGGTTAGTCATGTCGACTAAGCCTCCCAGCAACACTGCAGTCATCCTGAGAATCGTGACTGAAATTGAAAAGAAGCTCGAGGACTTCGAGCAGAGAATTAGGCAGCTTGAAAAGGCTCACTGGAGTAATGCTTTTCTGCAGTCGATTATGACCGCCGGAATCACTGCAGCAATTGTTGCCTTTATCGTTAGGGGAATCTAATGACTTACCGGGATGACTTTACAATTTACGCTGGCGGAGACTTTGTCAGGGTTTACCAATACCTCGATGAGGGCGGAGACCCAGTCAACCTGAGCGGTTACACTGCTTTGGCTCAGGCTCGTAGATCTCCTAATGCACCACTAGCAGGAGAAGTAGTGCCAACAATAGACACTGCAACTGCAACAATCACCATGTCAATCCCAGCAGCTCAGACATCAGCTTTGACCGATGAGCACTACCTTTGGAGCATGGAGCTAAGCAACGCCAGCACCGGAGCTAAAGAGGTTCTGACTTATGGGGTTGTAACTATTGTCAAGGAAATTGTCAAGTAATGCCTGACACAATCATCATTAGGCGAGAGCCTCAAGAGACGATTGAAATTAGACAAGTCGAGCTTGAGACAATAATCATCAGGCAAAGCCAATGAAAGCTATTGCACCGGTCAAGAACAAATACAGGGTCACCTCTGGCTTTGGTATTCGCAAACACCCAATCACTGGCAAAAGGCGAGCTCACCTCGGGGCTGATCTAGTAACTGGCAAAGCGAAAGAGCCAATTATCGCTCCGGAATCAGGCACAATCCTTGAGGCGAGAAAGTCAACCGCTCCAGGCGGAGGCTATGGCAATTACATCAAGCTCAGGGGCAAGTCAGGATTCGTGCACCGATTGGCTCACCTAGCAGACAACTCAACGACTGTCAAGCCAGGTGACAAGGTCGAGAAAGGTGACACACTGGGAATTATGGGAACTACTGGTGCAAGCACCGGAGTTCACTTACACTGGGAAGTTCGTTGGCGAATCAAGCCGACAGACCCAATCAAATGGCTAGCAAAGGTAAATTCATGAACTTTACTCCAAAAACTCGAAAAGCAATCTACGCTGCAGTAGCCGGTCTAGTGCCTCTTTTGGTAATCGCCGGAATCATCACCGATGACCAATCCCAAGCCATCCTGACCTCGGTTGCAGCTTTTCTAACTCTCGGAGCTACCATGCTTGCCGGTGCTAATGTCCCAGAGGAGGACATCACCGAGATCGAGGACTTCACAGAAATCGAAACACCTCAAATCCCAGGCAACTAAGTCCCAGCCCTCGATTAGTCTGCAGCTATGAAAATTGCAGACCGAGTTGAAGCCGTTGGCAAGTGTGTCCTGATTGGACAATTTCCTGCTGGAAGCCCCGAGTGGCTCGAGCAAAGGGAATCAGGTATTGGCGGCAGTGAAATAGCCTCTATTCTCAACCTAAGCCCTTACAAGAGTGCAGTAACGCTGTTCTATGAAAAGCTAGGGCTAATTGATCCCCCAGAAGCAACGATGGCGATGAGGCTAGGCAACCTGCTTGAGCCAGCCATCATCGAGGCTTTCAGGGAAGAATACCCAACCATAACTGTCTGGCATGAAAACCTGACCTTTGCCAGCCTAGAGAATCCTAGATTTCGAGCCAACCCCGATGCCATCATCGAGGATCAAAACGGCAACCTAAGCATCCTTGAAATCAAGCACACCGGGCAATACTGGACTGAAATCCCCCTACACTACAAATACCAAGTGCTCTGGTATCAGTATGTTACCGGGCTTACAAACCCTGCTACCCTCTATGCGGTCACAGGAGGCTCTGTGAGGGCTTTTACAGTCGAGTGGGATGAAACCCTTATGGAGGTCGTGAAATCGGCTGTAACGGCGTTCTGTGCCCTTTTAGACGCAGAGCAGCCCCCAACCTATGACGGCAGCGATTCGACCTACCAGACAATTAGGGAACTTAGCCCAGGCATCAGGGACGAGGAAGTCGAGCTGTCATGCGGTCTCGAGCTAATGGCTGCCAAACAGCTATTCGATGGGGCTGAGCGAAACTTGCAGAAGTATAAAGCTATGGCTCTTGACGAGCTCGATGGAGCTAGAGTTGGCTTATACAACGGCAACCCTATTGTCATCCTCCAAGCCAGGGGCGAGGGCAAACCCTACATCACTTTCACGAAAGGAAACTAAATGAGCTTCTTGGATTCTTATGAGCCAGTAGCAGATCGCATAGCAGCCTTTTGGGCAGAAAACCCAAAGGGCAGGATTCACACCGACATCGTCCTAATCAACGCCGATGAGGTTGTTATCAAGGCGAGTGTCTACACCGACAGAGATGACCCAAGACCAGCTGCCATCGACTTTGCTCGAGAGAGCAGAACATCCGGTCAGCTAGTCAAGTTTGCTGTCGAAAACTGCAGCACATCGGCAATAGGTCGAGCACTTGCAACCCTGAACTTTCAGGTCAAGAACAACAAAGGCAAAGCAGTAAGACCAAGCCGAGAAGAAATGACCAGAACAGTCAGCGAAGCCCCAAAGCAAAAGAACTGGGCTCAAGAGGCAACAGTCCTAGCCGGAACAAAGAACATCCCAGGACTCAGAGCTCTTTACAAAGAGGCTCAAGCAGCGGAGGCAGGAGACGAGATTCTTCAGTCAATCAAAGACTTGGCAAAAAGCTTAGAGAGTCAGGCAAAATAGGAAAAGGGGCTTAGGCACACAGAAACCCAAGCCCCCAGCTGTTGAAGGAGACAGCAACCCTAACCACGAAAGGGTAAAGTTATGCTAACACAGACAGGAGACAACATGAAATTAGACACAGAAGAAATCCTCATCACTGAGAAAGCCAGAAGCTACAACCTCGGTTATACGCATGGGCTTGAGGACTTCAAGATGAGAGCCCTAATGGATCTCTGGACTTCTGCCAGACCTTACCAACTTGCCGAGCCAGAGCTCTACCAGCTTTTCAAGCAAGCCATCCAAAGGATAGAAAATCTTAGGTGATACATCCTTTATAGTTATTTATAAATTCTAGTATTAATAACTAGAAACCTATAAATAACTACTACAAATCTATAGTTATTTAGTTATAGGATTCTATACATAGCAACATCAACACAAAAACTAAGGAGACACAATGCCTCAAATACAAATCGCCGGAACAGTCCACTCAATCGGCTGGGAGGGAAAACGCATCCAAGTCTGGGAAAGATTCAACTCCAACGGAAAAGACTTCTCGAGACTCTGGACTTGCTGGTTCAGCAGTCCGCAACACGACCTGCTTCAAGAAGAAGATTGGACTGAAATTCATGGGGAACTCAGCACCAAGATTGGCAACTACAAAACCAAAGACGGCATCGAGAAAACTGTCATCGAGCACCATGTTCAAGGAGCTCAAGTTGTCCAGGTCAAAACTGCTGCAGAGCAGAAAGCTCACAGCGACAAGTTCGAGGATGCTCCGTTCTAATGATTCAAAAGACAGTTCACTACCTAGAACCTCAGTTGCAAAAGATTGAGGATGTCGACACCGGCATCAGCTATTGGAGAATCGAAATGCTTTTGGAGGATGAAACTCCAGAGGATCAATGGTTGGTTGTTGAGAATCCGGAACTGAGCGAAGCACTCAAAATCTTTGGCTTTCAGCTATTGGATCACTACGCATAATGATTCAAGTCTTTGCCCCGGGCATCCCTCAACCTCAAGGAAGCAAGAACGCTTTCAGGAGGGGAAACAAAATTGTCTTGGTCGAAGCGAACAAGAATCTGCCAGCCTGGAGGAGGCTAGTAACTGAAAAGCTGGAAGCAGCAAATTACAGTTGTCAGCCTCTGACAGGTGCAGTCTCTCTCGATGTCATGTTCTTCATGCCTAGACCTAAGACAGTCAAGCGAGAGCTCCCGACAGTCCCACCAGACCTCGACAAGCTAATTAGATCCATAAACGACTCAGCAACCGATGCCGGAATTATCGAGGATGATTCTCAAGTCGTTGAAATCGTTGCCTACAAAGTCTACGAAGCCCCAGAAATGCCGATTGGGGCACTGATTACCTATTCCACTTTTCTCGGCGTGTCGTTCGATAAGTAGCTTCTCAAATACCTACCTTTGAAACAACACAGAAAGGCAGGACAATGCTAGAAAACCTAAAGGTCAAGCTGCAGCCTCGACACTACCCATGTGCAGTTAGAACTTTCTACAACACCCTCAATGAAGCCGACCAGCAGATTCTCATGGATGTGCTTTGCGACACCAGCATCTCTGATAACGGACTCAGCCGAGCTCTAAGAGAGCAAACAGACACCAGGCTCTCAGACACTTCAATCGCTCGTCACCGCCGAGGGCTTTGCTCATGCTCGAGAATCTAAACCCAGCCAAGCGAATCGAAGCTCCAAAGGATTGGAGACCGGCACTCGAGTTCGATGGCGAAGAGGGCTGGGCGATAACCCCAGGCATCAACCACGATCAAGTCCCAGACTTTGAGGACTTTCTAAAGCTGCAAGGCTTTGACCCCGAGTTCTATGAAGTTGTAGGCACTCCCAGAACTTCACGCTGGCAAAAGTATGACGGCGATTGGCTGACAAGTTACCGATTCAACTTCCGACTAAAGCGAAGAGCTGACCTCGACCTCCCACTGACTTGGAAAACAGTCAAAGGCAAAAAGGCTAAGCCTCAAGTAAAGGTTGAGACTGGTAAGGCTCTCGTAATTATGTTGAGCGACTTTCAAATTGGCAAAGTAGATCATCGAGGCAACACAGAGGACTTACTTCAGCGAGTATTTGCAAGCTATGACCGGATAGAGCAGCAGGTCAAGCGAGGCAAGTATGAGCGAGTCATAATCGCTGAGTGCGGTGACTTGATCGAGGGCTTCTACAACAAGGCCGACCAACAGCAGGTCTACAGCAACGACAAAAGCATCATGAGTCAAGTGGACTTAGGAGTTGCACTGACTTGGGAGCTCGTGAAAAGACTTAGAAACTACAGCAAGCTCAGTTATGCGACAGTCGCAAGCAATCACTGTCAATTTAGGCTGAGCAAACAGCAAGTCGGACAACCGGGACTTGATGACTGGGGAATTGTAGTTGCTAAGCAGGTGGCTAGGCTCGCCAAAGAAACCGATACCAAGCTCGATGTCTTTGTTCCTAACCCTGATGATGAATCATTGGCTTTGGATGTGTTTGGCGATCAGTTCCATGTTCTTGGGATGGTGCATGGTCACCAAGCCTCCAGACCAGATTCAATCCCCGGCTATTGGAGCAATCAAGCCTTTGGGCATCAGCCTATTGCCGGTGCAACAGTCCTAATTACTGGGCACTTCCATCACCTAAGAGTTCAAGAGCTGGGCACTTCTCACAATGGAGGCAGTCGGTATTGGATTCAGGGAAAGACTATGGACAACGGCTCAAATTATTATAAGCTCAGTTCTGGCAGTGAATCTCAGACCGGGATAACCTGCTTTGAATTAGAGAAAAACAAACACTACACAGGAGCGGTATTCAATGTCTAACACAGCAAAGTTATTAGCAGCACTACTAATCGTTCTAGCAATCTTCATGGTCGAGATTCTAATTGAGCTACTCATGCCAATCGCATGGGTTGTTCTGATCCTTATACCTTTGGTCTTTGGCTATCTAATTAGAGAGCTCTATCGAGCTGGCAAAGGCAGGTTCTGATGGAGTGTCCAACCTGCAAACAAAAGCATCATGTTAGATTATTTGGACAAGTGAAATGCGGAGAGTGTTATGGCAGATTGGCACAACAGTCAAGCTTGGGCGAAAGCGAGGGCATACGCCAAGACAGTCCTAGAGCCAGTGTGCCAAGTATGCAACCGGGATCTAATAGGGGGAGACTGGACAATCGACCACATAGTACCCCCAGGGGAGGGAGAGCCTAATCATGACATTAGCAATCTTCAATCGTTATGTCGACAGTGCAACGGGCGTAAACAAGACAAAGTGCTCGTGCGAACAGCCTGGAAGTCTAGTCGTTGGTGATCAAGTGTTGTATTGGAAAGAGGACTTGAAGCGTAAGCCATTCCGAGCCAAAGGTCGACACCGCAAACAGAATCCGAGGGGTGGGGCGTTTTTTCTAGGACGCTTCCGCATCCCGCGCAAGCCAGCAAAAGTTCGCACTTGGTTCAGATTATTTGGAGGTTGGTAATGAAGCTCGAGGAAACAATCAAGAACTGGTTGGCAACAGTTGAGTTGTCTCTTGAATTGCAAGTGCTTGCAGGGCTTTCCCTTAAGCTGGCTCATGAGTTCGACCTCAACCCTCACACAAGCACTGCTGCCGAGCTACGCAAGACAGTTTTGGAGATCCAGAGACAGTTAGCCGCTTCTGAGCAAGACTTTGACCCAATCGCTGAGCTTTTGACTAGGTGATGCTCCAGCTTCCGACTACTTACACCGCTCCGCTCTCTGATGACTTTCCTACCGATGGAGAAACAGTTGCCGAGCTGGTCAGGGTCGCTTGGAAGTCTCCGGAGAATCCAGAGAGCATCGAATTAGACGAGTGGCAGAAGTGGCTGCTCAATCATGTTCTCGAGCGTTACCCTGACGGACATGAGCTCGCCGGTCAACTGAGATACAGGCAAGTTGTTATCTCTATGGGTAGACAAAACGGAAAGTCACTCCTGGGCGGAATCTTGGGGGTCTACGGACTGCTGATGCACCAAAGGTCAGGAGCTCAGGTTCTTTCTCTAGCCAGCTCGATAGACCAGGCTCGAATTATCTACAACCGAGTTTTGTTTGTCATTCAGAACAACCCTCACCTGAACAAGCGGTTCAAGAAAGCCTCCGAGTCTCGAGGCATCGTGACCGCCGATGGCTCAGGTCGTTACGATGTCAAGCCAGCCAAAGAAGGAGCTCTCCAGGGAATTCCAATCAGCCTTTGTCTATTCGATGAGTTGCACCTAGCCAAACAAGGTATGTGGGGAGCTGCAGTTCTTGGAACAGCCCAAAGGCGTGACGGCATGGTGATAGGCATCACTACCGCCGGAGACCAAAATTCGGAAACGCTAATAGATCTCTACAAGACCGGAGCAAAGGCAGTAGCCGGAGACCCAGAGCTCGAGCGGTTCGGGTTCTTTGTTTGGGAAGCTCCTCAGCATGCAAAGGTCGATGATGTCGAAGCCTTGAAGCAAGCCAATCCCTCAATTGCTGCAGGTCGAATCCCAATTAGCGAAGTCTTGAGCGACATGAAAACTTTGCCTGAGCATGAAGCCAGACGCTACCGGCTAAATCAGTTCATCAGCGGAACTGTTCAGTCTTGGATACCTGGCGATGTCTTTAGAAAAGCCGGAGAGAAGTCTCAAGCTCCCCAGACTGGCGGAGTCTTTGCAGTGGACATAACTAAAAACTGGGAACACGCCACGATCGCCTACGCCAACAACCTAGAGGATGTCCACTACTCCGAGCTTGTCCAAACCTTTGTCAACACCAACGAGGTGCAGCTGTTCAATCGCCTAGTCCAGCTCTATGAGAAATTCCAACCTCGAGCTATAGCCCTAGATGATCGAGCTTTGCCTGGACTTGGCAAGAGGCTTAAAATGGCAGGCATCCCTACATACCAGCTTTGGACTAAAGAAATCTCGGCAGCCTGTTCAGTTGTCTTTGCTTTGCTAAGCACCGGCAAAGGCAAGCACAACAACGACCCACTTCTCATCAGTCAATCGCCTAACGGGGTTGCTAAATACTCGGGCGAGACTTGGCTGATTAGTCGCAAAGAATCAACTGGTGAAATTGACGCTCTGATGGCAACAGTCATGGCTCTTTATGTTTCGACACGAGCGGAAAACACCACAATTGGTGTATTCTAGTTAGCACTCGAGTAATTAGGAACTTTACCCTATGGCTTCACTTTGGCAACGCCTATTCTCTCCACAGACAGAGACCAGAGCCAAGCAGCCGACTATCCCAGTCAGAGAAGCTGCAATCGTTACGCCTGACACAGCCCTAACCCTTACAGCGGTCTATCGAGCTGTCCAAATCATCGCCACTCCGATTAGCAAAATGCCAATCAACACCTACCGCTTTGCAACTGGAGTAGAGCTCAAGATTGAAAACCCAGTCTTGGTCAACAAGCCAGACATCAACTCAAACCGCCGAGACTTTATCTTTCAGACTGTTGTTAGCCTGGCACTAGAGGGCAACGCTTTCTGGTTCAAGAACTACGGCTCAAGCGGTAATGTCAACAACCTAACCCTGCTCCCAGCATCGGCAGTTGCAGTTCGTTACCGAGACCAGATGGACATCACCAAAGGTCTAGTTTTTGACTACATGGGCAAGACTTACACCAACCGAGAGATTGAGCACCTAAAGCTATTTAGCAAGACTGGCAACCTCCGAGGCATCGCTCCAATCGAAGCTGCTCGAGCTGATGTTTCTGCAGCACTCGATCTCCGAGACTATGCAAAGAACTGGTTCACCTCCGCTGGAGTTCCAACTGGAGTTCTCAAGACTTCTCAGTCACTCAACGCCGAGCAGGCTGAGGCAATTACTAACAACTGGCACAACAAGCAACAGAGCAGACAAATCGCTGTTCTTGGAAACGGCTTTGACTACCAGCAGGTTGCACTGAGCCCTCGAGAAGCTCTGTTCACCGACATTGTTGAGCAGAACATTGTTTCAATCGCTCGACTGTTTGGAATCCCAGCTCGCTTGCTAATTACGACTGTCCCGGGTGGCTCGGACACTTACACCAACCTCCAGGACGAAAACCAAGTCTTTTATCGTCACACGCTTATGGCTTACACTGACGCAATCACCGATGCCATGAGCAACTGCCTCCCAAGAGGAACAAGAGTTGAATTTGACTACCAGCACCTATTCCGAGCTGATGTCACAACTCGCTACAACTACTACGCAACAGGAATCAGCTCTGGCTTCTTAACTGTTGACGAGGTTAGAGAGAAAGAGGGTCTAAATGCCTAATCTTTCAATCACTAGCTTTTCTTATGACAAGGGCGAGGTCACCGCTGATCTAGTCCTAGACGCTAGAGCTATCAACTCAGAAGTTATCTCTGGACTTTGGCATAAGGACGGCGAGGACTCTGAGCTGGCTGCCAAGATTCTCGCCACTGATGAAGCGAAAGAATTGCTGGCTCAGTTTGAGGCTCAGGAAAACCTAACAAGCGTTGCAGTTGGCTGCTCTCAAGGCAGACACCGAAGCGTTGCAGTAGCTAACGAAATCAAAAGAATTGCTGAATCTAAGGGGCTTGAAGTTTCAATCGAGCACCGAGACTTGGGCAAACTTAGGAGCAAGAAAATGAACTTAGAAATTAGACACTTTGAGGCTCGAGCTGATGTCGAAGAAAGAACAATTATCGGCTTAGCAGTTCCTTATGGTGAAGTAGCAGACCTCGGCGGAGGAGTGACTGAGCGTTTTGAGCCAGGTGCAATCGAGTCTGTCAATGATGTCAAGCTTTTCTATGGACACGAAGATCCAATCGGCAAAGTCCTAGAGGGCAAAGACACCGAGGCTGGATTCGAGATTCGAGCAAAGGTCTCCGAGACCCCTCGAGGCGATGAAGTGCTGACTCTTATGCGAGACGGCGTTCTAAACAAGTTTTCTGTCGGGTTCTTCCCGGTGGAGTCCGAGCGTGATGGCTCGACAATTATTCGCAAGAAAGTAGACCTCCGAGAGGTCAGCGTTGTTGCGATCCCTGCTTTTGCAGGAGCAAACATAACCGAGGTTCGAAGCGAGCAGGTTCAACCTGAACTTGAAGCTGAATCTCACGAACAAGAAAGAAAATCTATGTCTGAAAACATGGAACTTGAAGTTCGCTCTGTGCAGGACGAGGTTGCAGAATTGCGACGCGTCGTTGAGGCAGGGCTAACTCCAGCAACTCCAGCAGTAGTCGGTGCAGAGATCCGCTCACAGGGTCAGCTGGCTAAGGCTCTTATCAAGGGTGATGAGGAAGCAAAGGCACTGGTTCGTGCAGCTTCTGACTCCGGCGATGCAGCAATCGTGCCTCCTTTCGTTGGCTACATCCAGACCCTAATCGACACCAACCGTCCATCTCTTTCAGCGTTCTCACGTGGAGCTCTGCCTGCAGCTGGTCTGTCAGTTGAGTATGCAAAGATCAACAGCAACACTCTTGCAGTTGGCGAGCAGGCAACTGAAAACACCGCTCTGGACTTTGGTAACCTAACCTTTGAGATTGTCTCTGCTGACGTAAAGACCTACGGTGGATACACCAGCTTCTCTCGTCAATACGTAGAGCGTGCTCAGGTAGACACTCTAAACCAGGTATTCCAGGGATTGTCAATCGCTTACGCCAACGCAACCAACCAGGTAGTTGTCGATGTTATTGAGGCTCTTGACTACACCGGCAAAACCTTTGACTGTGATGGTGGAACTCCTAGCTCTCTAGCCGAGGGTATTGCTGGAGCTTCTGCTTACATCTTTGCCAACACTGGTCTACGTCCTGAATTCATCCTCACTGGAACCGCTGGCTACGTCAAGCTAGCTAAGACTGCTGCTTCTGATGGTCGTATGGCTTTCAGCAACAACGGTGACGGCGTGAACACTGTAGGTTCAACCAACATCCCAGGTCTATCGGGTCAGCTATTTGGTCTGCCTATCGTTGTAGACCCAGCTCTAACTGGTGACAACACCTACCTAGCTAACTCTGCTGCTCTAATCAGCTGGGAGTCTGCAGGTGCCCCAGTTCGCTTGACCTCTGGTGACATCACCACTTTGACTGATGACATCTCGGTCTACGGCTACATGGCAGTTGCTACTCCTAGAGTTGCAGCACTTGTCAAGCTAGACGTAACCCCATAATTTAGGGATAACCAATGGCGAGCGTGACCTTAGCGGATCTCCAGGCTTACATAGGCACTGATGAGACTGGTGACTTTATTGAGTCCTGCCTGAGTGCAGGTAACAGCATCGTAGGTAACTACATCGGTGCAGTCAATACAGTTCCAGGAGAGGTTCACAATCAGGCAATTCTTATTGTCTCCAGTGAGCTCTTTCACCGCCGGTCAGCTCCCAACGGAATCGCTCAGTTTGCAAGCATGGATGGGCAGCCTATCCGGATGGGTCGTGACCCTATGGCAGCTGCCTATCCTTTGCTCTTGCCGTTCGTAGGCTATGGAGTATGACAAACGAAATCACAGTCTCAAAGGCTGAGTTCAAACTTGACCT